CTCCAACCATCCAAACAGCCGTCAGACTTGCGCTTGAAGGTGCTGTAGCCAGCCAAACTTCCCCCTCACCAGAAACCCCCGTCTTTTGGGCTGTCACGAAAACGAAACCATTATCGACAGCAGAAGCACTGATTGCGGGACGAATATAGGCATCAACGTTTTTAGCCATAACTTTATTTGGCACGAGCACTGCATGATTAGTCATATCTTAATTTTTCTCCTTTTTTGTTGTTATAATAATATCGACGGGTAGTAATACTATTTTACCCATCCTTTACTTAAATCTTGCTTATTCCTGTCTTTTTTATCAACCCAAGACATAGCAATTCGGTTGACACCATCATCAACCTTTTTATCTTTACCGAGTGAAAACGCTAAGGCTTTTATTTCATTTTTCCATGCGCCAACTGTTTCTAAAGTGAAATTCTTGCTATTTTCCCTTGCCTTTTCAATTTCTTCTTTTGGCATGGTATCAGAAACTTCGGCAATAGTGGACTCAACCTCAAAAGCAAATTGTTTGGCTTCTACATCTGCTTTGAACTGTTTCAGTTCTTCGTTAGCCGACATATAGACGTCACCATCTTCCTTTGCCTTTTTCAGTTCATCAGCCATTTTACACATTTTAGCATATGCCAGGGCATAAACTTTAGCGTGATCCAATTCTTCACCCGCCTGATGTTTAGCAACCAAGGCTTGATAATCCTCGGTTTCTTCGGCAAGCATGGCTAAAAACGCAGCGACATCGAGATTGCTGTCAAGAGACATTTCTTTCTTTTCAGATTCAGGCTTTTCTTCTTCATCTTCTTGCTTTTCGTCCGCCGGAGATTCTTCTTTTTTCTCTTCCTCTGGTTTTTCTTCAGCCATTTCTTCAGTCGTAGGCAATTCCATTTTTACTTCTTCGACTTTCGGTTCTTCTTGCATTTCTTCTTTCTTTTCTATTTCTTTTTCATCCACAGATAACTCCTCCTTTACTTCAAAATATGATAGTTGTTTACTATCTATTTCGTTTATAGCATTTACAATATTTCGACTCCATTCTACGGCGTTGTTGCCGCCATGAAGAAGCCAAGATATGTATTCCGCATCAGGCTGATTCTTGTTCTTTGGAACGCCCTTGCGAGAATTTAAGAATTTGTGAATAGACTTGATTTTGTCCATTTCTACAATTTCATTTTTAATAAGGTGCCTTGCAACTGCTAGAGAAACAGATGTGCCACCAATACCCATAGATTTATATAATTCCAAACCTTTATTGGCATTTGCTTTTACTTCCTTCGGAATATTCATATCAATACTTCCGTATTTATTGGAAAATTCCATCAAAGCCTTTTCATAATCCTGTTTTTCCTTAGTAGCAAAGGCAACCAAATCCGCCTTAGCCATAGGAATTGCCGGACGAACCATCTCGCCTAGAACGGTAATGCACATATAGCAGAAATTCAAGATTTCAGGCATTCCGAATTCTTCATTTTTATCCTGCTCAAAAACTTCCATTTCGATACTCACCGATTTTGATCGGTCTCTTTCGAAAATGTCCATCATCTTGCCGGAATACCTAGTCCATAATTTTCCTATGACAGACATCATAGTACGACCATCTTCTAGTTTTCTGAACTCAATAGGACTATCATGAGGAACGAATCCACATGGAAGTTCGTCGTCGCTATGCCCTGTGGCATCATCGGTTACACGGCTGTATGCCCACACAATGGGTTTTTGCAAAATGGTTGTCGCTGTCTTTCTCAGAGTATCTTCAGATATAAAAAGATCATGTCTGTTTTTTCCGCTGGCAAATGCATCTATTTTCAATGTGGCAAACTGAGAATTATTGGCTTCCTCTATCAGTTCCATATTTTCAATAGCAAAACTTAATTTTTCGCTCAAATACGTTTTCCTCCTTTCTTCAAGGATTCCTACATAATAAAATGGTTATTTTATAATCCCAATTTTATCAATAATTTTACCCAAGCGGGAGCATAATATAGCGCCTCTTTAAATATTTCGCTGTCGGCAAAATAATAGTCGCTGCCGTCTTTAGACAGCACCGGTATGTTTTGTGCGACAAAATATTTCGCAACAGCGCCTCTACATTTTATTTTGTTTTTTATTACTTTCGGATTTACGATATACATTAGTTACTCCAATTCGGCGTCGAACAACACCAAGTCGGAAACCGCATTGATTTTCAACATAAATTCTTCCGCTTCATCTTCTTCGACCAGTTGATCTCTAAGCATCTCATGGATGAACGGCACATCAATATACGATTTGCTATCATATATCATATCTGCTATTTCTTCCAGGGATTGCGTGGTTTCAACTTCGGCATCAAGGAATATCTGTCCGGCATCTTTAGGACTACCCAATTGAATATTTGGTATTTCGATTTCAACGGGATAATGCCTGCCACCTAACCTGGTATTGAGATATTCGATTATTTTTTTGTAATGTCCATATTCTTCATCTGCTTGGGATAAAAACATCTTGGCGATATTGGTTAGACGCAAGGCATCGAAGTAGCTATACAACACCATGTACTTGCGTTGGTTAAAAAGTTCCTTTCCGGCTTGCTCATTTAGTACTTCGTTAAGGTTTTCGGATAATTTCACGCAGCATTACCCTCCTTTCCTAGAATTACAGCGTTTTACCAGGCTACGTAATATAGAGAATCTCCTGCGGCTAAAGGTAGGGCAGAAGCGGACACCGCGGATTTCACCACGATGGTTCCTGCCGTTGCTCCAGCAGATGCAGAAGTCCATTGTGCATTGATAACCGCACTTCCAGAACGACGGTCTTGCCCAATAAACCCTTTGACATAAGTAAGCCCAGTGGTAAGAATAACTCGACTCGCACTTGCTTGAGCACTGGAAACAGTTGCGCTTCCGCTTGCTCCAACAATTACGGTTTGTGCAGCAGTAGCAGTTACTAAAATGTCGTTGTCTAATCCAATACGACGAATTTCAGTACCCATGGCTACTTTTTGTGCCGCACGATTCATGCGATTTAAAATAGTTGCACTAGCTGCGGTTATAGTCATGGCGTCTTATCCTTCTACCATGCCATATACCACAGGGAGTCGTCAGCGGCTAATGCCGTAGCGCATCCAGTGGTGGCGGTCATAAAGACAAGCGTACCTGCTGTAGAACCTGAAATAACATTGGGCTGAATAACCGGACTTCCTGACCGCAAAGCACCTGTTACAAAACCCTTAACGGTTGTCAAGCCAGTCGCTAAAACAACGCGACCAGCACTTGCTTGCGCACTAGAAACTGTCGCGCTACCACTTGCACCAACAATTGCCCGCTGAGTTGAAGAAGCCGAAATTGCAATGTCGGCTGCCTGTCCCAATCTTCGAATCTCTGTGCCCATTGATACCTTTTGAGCCGCCCGATTCATTCTGTTTAAAATCGTTGCACTTGCACTAGAAATTGTAGCCATATTTTACATTCCTCCATTATTTTTATGAATATGATACTTGCACACGGAGCCAGGATCTTATCCCGTTATGTGCAGTTTGATTATTTTTTATTCTTTACGCTTTTAGCCAGATTACTTCCGGCGTCTCTGGTATTCATTCCCTCTTCGCCAAGTTCATCATCAGATTTCGAAGGTCTTCCTGCGCCATCTTTGCCTCCGCTGATTTGTGCTGCGGGAACGATTGGCGTAAGATTATCTGTCCACTTGCGTTCTCTCGCCTCGTCCATCTGTGCTTGCATTACAAACGGATCTTGTCCGGTTGCAGCCGCTATCTTCTGGGGCAAAACAATTCCTTGGCTCATCAAACTAATTTGTGTCTCAAGTCTACGCTGCCTATCCGTATAGAAATTAGTTCCTTCGAAATTAAATCCAAACTGATATTCTATGCCTGCATCTTTTACTCTCTTATTAATCTGATATTCCATAAACTGATTAAAATAAGGATATATAGATGTTGAGCACATCTCGTCGACGGCCGCCGATAAGCCGGTTTCCAGGCTATTCATTTTTTGACTAGTACTCGATATGAGGTTTCCATTTATCCCGCTTTGTCCAGTTACATTTTTCGAATAACTACTGTACATGTCGTTATCGTGTTCAAATTCTATACCTTGAATATTTTGAACTGGCGCACTCGTAAACTTAACCGAATCATTAGCCAACCCAGACTTTACCAAAGCCATAAAATTTCCCAAAACTTGCGGACTCATTGAGACAGCATCTCTTACCGTAGCTTTCGTATCTTTTAAAAACGGTAATTCTCCAAATATTAGCTTTGCAGCCGAGACCAAATATGTGTTTCTTTGTAACGATCTAACAGTTGGTAACATAGCGAAGTCAGGAAACAGTGACGAAAACGCCGGGATACGGCTCGCCAATTCGTTGGAAAACTTCCAGCCCCAGAACCCATCGGTTGGATCGCAGCTCCCCCACTGCGAATAAACACTATTTGCCCTATCGCCTATCGGCGCTGAGGGATTATAGGCATCTGGTCGTTGTCCCTTAAATATCTTGGTGTATGTTTTTTTGAATATGTCGGGATAGAAATCAATGTCGACTCCCCCTTGATTAAAAAACATATAGTCGAAATCAAACAGCAATCCATAATCCCATCTTCCGGTTATCAGACAGTAATTTGACGGCAATTCTTGCAAGACAAAACGAGATCCTTCATCTCTGAAAACCGTAAAATAGGTTTCCTGTCTCAGTAGTTGCCTCAATGCACTAGAAAACTGTCCTTTTACATCAAATCTAAACATAAAATCTTTTAGTACATTCAATGCTTTATTGTAGGATTCGCTCTTATACTCAGACGACTTTTTTACATTCTTACAATAATATGTATAATCCCAAGCGGGAAGATTAGAAAGATAAGATATAATGCGCTTATATGTGGGATTACTGTATTCCAATATCTCCGAAATTGATAACAACTCCATTTCGGATTCTCTCGGATTAGCAAGCGCCTTCGCCACACGTTCTTCACTGGCTTCCCCGGTGCCACTTAGCGTAATGCTCTGCATTCTCGCATTAACCAGCATGGGGTTAAACACAGAAGGATATAAATAAGAATTATTAGAAGACTGTGCAAATTCTTTGAAACTACTATCGTTCCAAGCATACAAATTTAAAATATTTTGCAGTTGTGCATCACTTAATTCATCTATCGGTGTTTCAGTAGTTATTTTTTTTGGTCTACCCAAATTTACCTCCTTTCACTTAGAGGTTCAATTCTTTTATGAGAATGTTTTCAATATTTTTATAATCCCAATATGGGATTTCGATTAATTTTATACCGTTGTTTTTACAATAATTATTTTTAATTAAATCGTTATTCTTTCTTTTCACAAAATACTCTTCTCCTCCAAAATACTCAACGGGTTTAAAGTGCTGTATTCCCTGGGCTTCTATGAGCACATTATAATCCATTAGATAAAAATCAAAAGGAAGAGGCAAAATATTTCTGCACTTTTCAAACCATTTCTGAGGTTCAAAACTTACATTTTGCCGCAATAAATATTTCCTAATTCTTTTTTCCATATTAGATTCTGAACATTGTGGACAACCCCTAGGCTCTTTTCCTGTTCTGTGGCTGGTAGTAGATAAATAAGATGCCCCACAATCTCCACAAATCCACCAATACTTGTTCGATGCATGAGCCGCGACGTTATCGGGAATAACAGGATAATTCCTATCATAATCCCATTCTAAGGCAATATCTGGTTCTTTATATTTTAGATTATTACATCGCCCAATATAGGTTGTATTACAATAGTTGCATCCTCCGTTTTTTGATCTTAGCCCAACCCAAGTTCTTTCAAAAGGTCTTTCTTCGTCTGGGCATTTTAAGCATTTAAACTTTAATTTTCCATGTGCCCCAGGATATGTTTGACCATCTAGCAATCTATAGTCTTTTTTATTAATTGCAATCCAATTAGAAATATTTTCCATCGTATGTATATTAGATATATCAAATTTTGCTGGAAAACTGTTTCTTTTTATCTCTTCCTGCAAAACACCAAATGTTACATAATATTTATATCCTTCATAATCAATAAAAGACATTTTTGCATTATTGCCCTTCCACTCTTGTTTTGGAATTAAAGAAAGTTGCGGGAAGTTTATTGATAGAAAAAGACAAATATTGTCAACCGTATAAATATTATGTATATCAAATCTTGCGAGATTGCTTCCCCTATTTACAAAATTGTTCAAGAATTTATCTAGGCTGATAGTATATTTATATCCCAGACCATCTTGAATATCTAGGGATTTTTTGCAATCACTATAATTATCAGACAATAAACAAAATCCATGATTCTCAAAAATAGATTTTGCATCAGCATACTTATAAGGCTTACATCCAGCGCATCGAGGGCAAATATTTTTATAATATTTAAAATGGGCAAAGCTTCTTTTATCGGTATGTCCACACGCAAAAACTATAGACAACTCCTTATTTTGGTTTATGTATTCTGCATCAAGCAGTTTACACCCTCTGTCTTCAATAAACGTCTTTACATTATCATAAGTCAATTTTTTCATACAAACATCCTCCTGTAGATTGATTCCTGATTTAAAGTAAAATAGAGAGAGTTCCCGTTCAGGAAAACGAGATTCAGCCGTCGCTATATCTCTCTATTATACAACTTATATATTACCACAATATTACGATTTTGTCAAGACCTATACGGTAATTGTCACACCCATGATGGTCTCCCAATCGTCGCCGTCATCTTCTTCGTGCAATATGTTTTTGTCCAAAATTGATGCCAAATAGTTAGCCATGCTAACGCTTGTATATCTGTCTTTTCTTCCTGATCCTTCTTCTAATTTAATGTTCTGATTACCTTTCTGCATATCCCAAGATAAATTAACTGTTTCTGCTATAAATAATGAAGTCTGCAAAAATGGGTGAAGAAGATAGGCTCTCATTACACTGTCATCAGCACTAAAATAATCTTTTTGTGTTCTCAACAAAAAATCTTCTGCTTCATCTGTGTCTACTAAAAACGACCAAAGCTTCTTCTGTAATGACGACCTAAACTGAACATGCATATCCGTATTCAAAACTGGTGTTCCAGATATTGGAAAAATAATAGGAATCGCATTAACGCCCAGCGTTCTTCCCTTGAATTCTGCTTTTACCTTATCGTCTATTTCCGGTATGTCCATCACGGTAAACGCAGGAAATTGCTTACTTAACTCTTCATGAAAATAAGGAGCGGAAAGTGAATCAAACAAAACAGATCCTGCCTGTGCGACATCCATGGCTATAAAAGCAGCTCCAAACCAGTACCAAATTTCTTTAATTCGATTCGCTTGAAGAATGCCGTTGGCTCCATGAGAACTTTCCATATAGACAAGAGACCTGGCATACCCGCGCTTGGTAGGAACAAGACGAATGCAGGAAGTTACACTGTTATCGTTAGCGGAACTAAGCCTAGTTGCAATATCAACACCCATAATACGAATTTCACCTTCAACGCGGGGAATATCAAACGGATTCTTTTTTAGCCCATATTCTTCTCGCCGGGGAGGATAAAATGCTTTTTGAATTGTGCGCTTGAAAAAGCCAATGGGATAATACGCATTTTCGTTCGAATTACCTGGTATATTTCCATACTGCATATCAAAAGCAACATTATCTCTTTTTTCTTCTTCCATCTGCTGTATGGTTTTTAGTTTGTGTTTAATTGTTGTCAAAAAATCCGTAGCAAAAAATCCAGCTTTTTGCCCATTGACCATGGCTTGCGCCGTTAACATAGCCGTCTTATACCACCATTCGGTCGTATACCACGCGGAAGAAATATAGTATGATCTAACGGGTTCTACAATGTTTTTATACTCTTCTTTTTTTGCAAATGGAGTTTGCCTCGGAATCAAGAATGGTTTTAAAATATTATCGAGAACCGCTTTATCCATTTTGGCATATTCATCAACGATTAGGTCATTACACCGTGCCCCTAAAGCCCCCTCGTTTGCCGCAACAACACTCATCTTCGAACTATTTTTAAAAATACATTCATAGGTGTTATTATTAGCAGTTATTTTAGTAATTTCTGTTTTGCAAAAGTCGGAATTATCAAATATCCACTGTACCTTATTCTTAATAATACGACCACTCTGATCCTTAGTCGTAGCCGCCACGATTGTTTCCAAACCAGGGTATAAAATACTTCTAGCAACAACAAAAACAGCAACAACAAAACTTTTGGCAGATGCACGGCTACATATAGCTACAAACAAGGGACTGATCGACATCAGATAAATCCATATAATTTGATATGGAAACAACTTGATTTTCATGACGTCAATTATGAATACCACAATATTCCTTCTGAAGAAGGTATTCCAGAGGATTATTTGTTGTCGCTTTTCTTCCGTAAGTTCTTTGGCAGTAATCATTGGCTTTCTCTGCCGAAAAACATCTTGTGTTTTAGAATCTTTTATATAATCATTTTGATAGGGGCGAGATTTTGCCATAGATATTACTCGCTTTCCGTATCACTTTTTATCTCGGTTTTTAATTCCGGCAAGTCATTAGATTCGAAAATGCCATTATCTAAAGCGACGTCTTCATCATCAGATATAGAGTAATTCTTGTGACCATTAAAAAAGTTGGTAATTGGTCTACTAACATAATCTCTGAGATATTTTTTAATATCAAAAAAGTCATCGAATAACTTATAATCACGATAGTGCTCCGCCGGACTTTCTTCTTCAATCATTTTTATCAGCATACCATAAGAATCGCCTAATTTTCCCTGTGTGGCTGCATTTGTCTGGGCGGGACTAAGAGCGCTTGTTTTCAAAAGTGTTTGAAATTCTTCTTCTAGTTTGTTAATTGGTTTTTGCTCACTTCTAGCTTGTCTAATACTAAACAACTTTAATATAATGAGCTTTAATAAATTGATTTCGCCACTGTTTTTAATACTGTAATCTCTCGCCCATTTTGCATATTCGGCTTCCAGCCACACGTAGTCGTTGTGGTTAAGGGATTCACCCCAAAACTGTTGTAATTCTTCAGCATTCTTATCGTCGGGTTGAAGCGGATCGGATGGCGGGAGTATTTTAGTTGGTTCTATAAAGGTTAAATCAGTGGAAACAATTTTATCCTTTAGCCCACGTTTGCTCATACTAACCAATTTGGTTTTGTATATTCCAAAGGTGTTATCTGTTTTTGAACCCTTGGCTTCCATTGTCTTGAGATGGGATTCAGTAGCCATAACTGCGGTTTCATCAAACACAATGTTAAACATTCGACAACATCGTAAGATAGCCCTAGCAATATTGCCCTCTGACTGTAACATCAAATTATAGACTTCATTGCAGCAGTCTTTGCACACGCTAAAATAACCGTTACTATCAAGGTACAAATCTGTCGCCAAGAAAAAAGCGCTTGCCGCCTTATCTTTCATACACTTGCGACAATATATTAACTTCTCATCGAATTTACCCGACGTTCTAATCAAACTTTTTGCTTTAGGCATTTTCTATGTACTCCTATTATTTAAAAATAATCGCATCATAAAAGATGCTGATAATAACTGTGTTACAAGGAGCCGCTAGGTAAGAATCGAACTACCAAATCAAATTTACAAAATTTGCATTTTGCCATTAAATTATAGCGGCTGAAATTACTTAATGAAATCGTTCTTTTATGTTATTCAAATACAGGATGCACGGTAAACGTATCGGCAGTAGCCACCCATTGCCCGTTTTCGGTATTTACTCTAGCACTTATATACCAGACACCAGGCATGTTGATATCGCCTGCGACTGAAACATATTTAATCCTGCCGTTTTTACCATCGGTATCAAATACTGCTGGTCGATTAAAAGTAGTTCTATCTGGCCGTTTAAATAAAATTACATTGGAAGCGCTGGTTCCACTAGATAGGTCTACTGGCACACCACTGTCCGATATGTTTACAATAAACACAGTCCCAATATCATTTGTGTGGATATCAGTCATAGCAGCCATATATTACCTCGCAATCACCAGGGAATTTTGGATGCTTCCCTGTGCTTCTAAAGTCTGTTTGATATAAAGTGTTTTTTGGTATAATCGAGTAGCACACATTTTAAAAGAAATCCGTCTTTGTATTGAAACATTGAATTCAAAAGTATCAGCGTTCACAATTTACCTCAAATACTCTACATATTTTCAATGTGATCTCCTTTGTGGGTTGCCAGAAAAATGATATAACTTCGGTAATGAATTTTCTAGAATATCCCCAAGAAACAATACCGCCAAAACTATTGATGTTTCTACCATATCCTCTCGCAACTATCATTCCAGTTCCTCGCGGCGCTCACTGCCTTGACCCCTGTATTTCTGCAAGCCATCGGCGTCTTCGTAAAGTTGAGCACTTAATAGCACACTACCATCTTCGGCGTAAATAGTCATTACACCCGTAAGAGGATCTGTTATCATCTTATTTTTTAGAATAGCGGTAATAATACTGGTTTCGTATGACATATCATTTAGCGATTTGCCAAAGGTGTTGACGTTGGCGTGATTTATCAGCAGGCTCTCCCAAACCGCAGTAGCAATTTCTTCTGGGGTTGGAGGAGTTGCACCACCTCCGGTAGCAACAGTAATTGCCTGCACCGGTTGTTGATAATTAATTCTAACGGTATAAGCGCCGTCGGTATTATTGAATGGGTCTCCACCACCGTTAACAAGCAATATACCGTCTGTAACTGTCACGGTATGGTTTGCCTCTTGCGGTTTTAGTTTCCACCCATTCATCAAAAACGCATAAATTGGGATTGTTGTCCCAACCACGGGATCGATGTCGTTACCCCCGACTTGACTAAAAGCAGGGAGATATTTTGAATTATCTGATGTAAGAAACCAATCTACCCACCGCGACCATAATTGACGAACAGACAACGATGTTGTTCCGGCAGTCAAGGTTATCACTTTTGCCAAGCCGTTAAAGGTCAGCCCCATCGTTACTCCTTAATCGAGATAAGCCCGATCTGCCTCGGCTGTTAGCGTAATGGATATACCCTTGCTTCTAGAAATTGTACCTGTGGCTACGACTGGTTTAGCGCTTCCGGCATTACCGGCTACAACAACAATAGGTGCGTCGTCGCCATTGCTTCCAGTGCCTCGTTGCACATTGCCGTCGTAATCATAAGAAAACCCAATAGACGCAGCAGATATCGCTCCGGTAATCGGAACGCCGTCATTATCATTAACTGTAATGGCGTCGGCTGTTCCGTAATCATAACCCAAATTGCCTCCGGCGTCGTCATTGGCAAAATACATGCGATAATAGCCTGTTCCACCTGCGGTTAAAGCCGTGTTGAAATTCAATGTTCCGGCAGCCGCATAAGGATAATAGACTTCGTTACCAGGCGAAGAGCCATACGGAAGGAAATAAATACGATTTAAGTCTGCTGCAATAACCCCTTCAATAAACACTCCGGCGGTGGTATAAAGGGTGTCGCCAACAAAGTAGCATAACTGATTTGCTGTTTGACCCGTTACACTTCCTGCACCATCATCAATATCCCCGGCTTGTCGGAGATTATATTGCATCTTGGTATAAATTTCTTCCAGAGTAGCATTAGCGATGGTATTATCTATAATAGTTCGGAAGTTATATGACTGACTACCAACCTGTTTGCTCTGATTAACGCCAAAATATTCAAGATCGATACTTGAATACGGTGCACCAGTCATGGAGGCGTCGTCATCTGTAATTTTCAAGTCTGCACCAACGGAAATAGGCAGAGAAACTTTAAATGCGCCCGTACCGGACTCACCAACATCTCCTAATACGGCGTCGTCGTAGGTATAATTTGCTTCACGGCAGAATAATTTAAAATAAGAACGATTATCAAAATCGCCGTTTGCGGCATCGCCATAAACCTGTATGCCTTCATTTGGGGAATCTGTAAAGGTGAAATCGTAAGCAGTGCCGCCGGAATCGCGTTGATAATAGAATTGTGCTCCCGCGGGAAAACCAGACGCTAAACCGACCAAACCCACATACTGTCTATTCAATACTCCGGCATTAGAATATTCACTCCACCCGGCGTCTCGAATCATTTGCCTCGTGGTATCGCCTGCGGGTTTCCATCCGTTGTAGCTGCCACCAGGGTCTTGACCAAAAATGTATTGACCAGAACGGGCGTCGAGCACATTCATGGGGAATGGATAGGGCTGATAAGTGGCGGTTGTCCACAAATCCACAAATTTTGCCCAAATAGCGTTACCTGTTACTCCGTCTTTCGCCGTAAGGTTTCCGGCTTCAATCAATGTAAATGTTTTTGCCCCAAAATCAAAAGTTATCTCAGTACCGACAACGAGATCATCGGGATCTATAATCTTATATCCCATAAACGCCTCCTTCTATTCCAAATATGCCCTGTCAATTACTTGACTAATAGGTAAAGAACCATTGGTTGCACCTAGGATATAGCCTCTAACATATAAAGGTATATATCCAGATTTAAATATTCCTATATCCACGCTTTCACCAGCACTTGTATAATTGTAATTATACGTTGTTCCAGAATTTTCTTGCACATTAATCCGTTCTGTTTCTGTACCGGCATTTAGAATAGAAATATCGGAGCCGTCTTTTAGTCCTGAAATAGTAAGAATGATTGAAGAAACAACACTTGTGGTTGCACCATCGCCATTACGATATGAAACCACGCCGATGTTATTGCTTGCATTAAGAATGACATGGCCACCGGAATTATTATAAATAACTTCATTGCCCGTTGAACCATGGGCTGCGGCATATCCGGTAAAAGTATTACCGACCAGGCTATATTCGCCGGAGGCGTTTATCTCAACAGCGTGTTTTGTGCCAGCGGAGACAAATTTACATCCGGTGATCAGCGTGGGGTTATTGGATAGTAACGCCTTAGTTGCATCTGCCGTAGAATCGAAAGTACAATTAGTTAATGTTGCGCTATTTTGTGTAACTAATCCACATCGGCGGAAAGTAGTTCCCAATAATGTCGAATTCGAAGCATATCCAAAAACATCCATATCTGTAAAAACACAGTTGGTAATATTTTGAACGGCATTATCGGTGGTGATCCATCTTCCCTTCGAAACCGTTCCCAAAGCAGTGACGGTAATAGAAGTTAAATCCACTCTGCTACCAACGTTTCTAACTTCAAATGTATTAAAATTAGAAGTTACTTTACCCGTATTTTGAATAAAAAGCGATTTGTTAGAATCTCTAAAATCTACAGCCGAACCATATCCGAAAACAATAAGTCCTTTTACAAGATATGATCCGTTGACAGACTGAATCAACCCCCATCTGTTAGCAGAATTGTCATTGATAGCCGCAAATCCAGAAAAGGTGGCGTAATTATCAGTCTCACCGTCGGCAAGTCTTGCCTCACCGCGACCATATCTAAAACCGTCTGCCAAGCATGGCGACCCCTTGGTAATGGCGTCGAGATTCCAGAAAGCCGCACCTATATACTGTGAGTTTCCAAGCCCTGTTCCAACAGCGTCATCGCTGGCAACGGTGGTATTTACTGCATAATTAATCCAGCCACCATAAACATAGGTTGTGCTACCACCAACATCCCAAGAATTAAAATTAGCCAGAGAACTACCGATCATCATGCGAATACCGCCATTAACGTCGGTATTCAGTGTCTTTGGTGAAGCCCAATAAAACCATCCGAAAAAAGCGCCATCAGTTGGAAGAGTAATTCCGGCAGTGTTGTTAACCATCATCCCGCCCACGCCAACAGCATTAAATGCCTTGGATATTGAACCAGAACCTTGAATAAAGTTTTCTGTATCAACGCTGGGGGCGGCACCATAAGTCCACCCTGTAGCGGTAGGTTCAGCCCAAGTTTTTCCACCCGCTTCGCCTAGATCAATATCAACAAGGTCGGTGGTATACGATGGTACTGCCATATATTCTTCCTTTCTATTGTCGCCATAATAGACAATGAAATTTGTATTTTATATTGTTCTTCCCCTCCCCTTATGCAGAGGAGGGGCATCTTATGTTACGGCTTCCCCCATAATATGCGAGGGCATCTTTCAATTTGTGCTCGCCCTTTTATTAGACGTATAGCGAGTAACGTCAACTATTTCGCGCCAGACCTCTTCTTAGTCCCATATCTGGTAGGGACAAACATTTGTTCACTATTCATCTGTATCAATATATGTATTTGGCATCTTTGCATAAATACTTGCTTTACGCTCTTCGCTTGCCAATTGCATACGAAGTAATTCTTTTTGATAGCCAAGGGAAATCTTCATCCTAATAATATCCATCAGCGATCCCTCGCTCAATTCTAATTGGTTGAGAACGGAAACAAAGCCCAAGATGTAACTGGATTCGGCAGCGCCTTGCGCCATTTGCTCGTTATTAGATTCCATGCAAAAATCAGGATAATGTCCATAACTGCAATCCGCGCATTGCTGGTTTTCAACTTCTTCATTTTCACCTACGAATTCTTCAACAGGTTCATCCATACGTCCTCCTGCGATGTTATTTTATCAGTTCTGCAAGTCTTGCAACCGCGGATCTTTCAATCCTATCTAGTTCCACAATTCCAAACATCTCGTGACCCTGTAATCCTTCTACCATAGATAAAATTCCGTTGTCTTTTTCGAAATTCTTATGATCGATTTGGCTGAGGTCAAAATCAAATATGATCTGGCTATTCTCGCCTACACGGGTTATGATCATCTTTATCAACTCAGTATTTAGGTTTTGGGCCTCATTACAAAGGATTATAGCATTACTAATGCTTCTGCTCCGCATATCACCGAGATAGGTAATTTGAATCTTGTTGCTCTGCAAGAAATTATCGAAGAAAAAATCACCGATTATATCTGCCATGAACATGCAGGAACTTTTTAATTTTTCCGTAGCGTCGCCAGGAAGAATACCAAGTGAAGGTACGCCCTGAACCGGTATGCCGTTCCTAATAATTACTAGGCGTTCGTATTTTCCGTTTTGTAACTCCTGTAGGGCAAAAGCAGATGCGAGGAAAGTTTTCCCAGAACCGGCTATGCCTAGGGCTGCCTTTACAGGAATTTTATCATTCCACAGCAAATCCATGTATAATTCCTGCCGCATATTCCTTGGCTTAATTTTACCCAATATCTGCGAATCAAATTCTTTATATCGTAATTTTACAAATTTTGAACCGTCATATCTAAATTTATCTACAATTTTATCTTCAAATTTTAGCAACAGATATTGATTTTTCAAAGCATCAACTTTTAATGCGCCGTCATAAAAATCAGCAAGTTCTTGTTCAGAAAGCTCTAAGGTTTTTATACCGTTATACAATCAACCTCCTGTGATATCAGCTGTTATGAATTGATGAGTAAACTTTTCTTTTTATCCTTAGAAAGCAGGTTTTGTTTCTTTCTAGATATACATTTACAATCTTGACATCTCATACTTTCCCATTTTCCGGCTGGCGTGTAATAAAAGCCTTCGGATTTTAGATTGGTACTTGAGCACACCGGACACTGTATTGTATCTATATCGTTATACAATCCCATATTAAAATTGCGTATATAGGGACGGAATCTCAAAGCGAGTTCTTCAGTTGCAAAAATATCGTTAATATTATATTCAAGCATAGTCTTCAGAGACCCTGAATCGCCTTTACTGCAACCAGCCCATAAAGGAAAGCCGTCGTTTTCCTGCTTATTTCTAATCCCCAACTCCTTATTAATTGCAACCAGTTTATTGCTGGAAAAATGAAAGTTTTGTTTGGCAATCATAAGAGTATCTACAATCACTTGTTTTAGTGGCGGCATATTGTGTTTTAGGAACATGCTGTTAATATGCTTGATGTCAAATGACGAAAAATTATGTCCGATAACCACATCGCATTTTGATAGAAACTCCCAGCAGGAACGCGCTATTCTTGAAGTATCCCTAGCAACCGCCTCTTTACTTGTTAAAATATCAGAATACATTTCGGATTCATTCAGGAATTTTCCTGCCCAACTCAAAACACATATGTCTGATACAATTTGCTCTAATCCAATATTTTGATCCCATAATCCCCAAGTATAAGCAAGCATGGGGAGTGTTTCGATATCTATAATTCCCACACGTGCACCAGGCATTCTATTAATATTTGCCTTATCCTCCATGGAGGTGAAATCAAATTTTATTCCCAACTGCTTACATTTCTTACGATACAAATCCCTGAGATCTTCTGCGTCTTTAAAAGCAATTCCCTCTTTATGATATTGTTCAAATAACTTTCTCCAAAAAGGGACTTTTCCTTGCGATTGTCGTTTTACTTCTGTAATCTCTTGAAAAATTCTGTCATCGATTAAATGAATTCTAGACAATATAGTACTCCTTAAAACGTTTTTGATGATATTTATTCCTTGGCTGGTAGTAGTTGCAACTACTCCCGTAATAAACAAATAAATGAATAATCAGCGGGGATGACGTACTAGTCACAACCAAGGAAACCAATATTGATAATACTAACACATATTTCTATTTTTTGTCAAGGGTAAACAAAATTAATAAAATGACTATTTTATGTTTTCTCAATGACGAAGCACCCGAATTTCGGGAACGTGGTATCAATCAAAGCCGTTTCCCAATCCCTCGGAATTGCAACACTGTGGCTTATGGCTCTCATATCAACAGCAATAACATCCCCTGCTCCGACAGTTCCGGTTGCCACATCACCGAAGTAATTGATCGCGCTTCGCAGCCTGTAGGTATCACCACTTGCAAGTAACCCTGTCAAATCCACGTTCACAGAATCCGCTCCGGTGTGATTCCAGACAACGATTATTCCCTTGTTGGCATCATATTCATTCGGGATTACATGAACTGAATCAGCAGGGGCAGAAGTTGAGTAGGTACTATCAGCATCGCTTCCGGTTAGCGTCTGCCACTCTGCGAAAGTTTTTAGACTAGTTGCCTCAGGGTGGTTATAGATAAACTGCTTTTCTTCTGTTCCGGTGTAGTGATAATTATTCCCAGTTCCGATAAACTCAAGATACCCAGCAGCAAGTCGGTCATAGGTATAAACAATAACGTCACTTCCTAATGGTGCGGGAGAGGTTTCAACATTTGCCAGAATGCAGTTAGTAATATTTGCAGTTTTTATTGACATCATTCTAAAAGCGTTGGCAACTGGATTGACCACAATACTATCTTGCAGGGTAAACTCATTGTTTTCGATATTTGAATATCCAAACTGCATTTCGCCGTAAACGTGAGAGTTTTTTACTAAAACATCCGTGAGTGGTTCTCCTCCGCCAAGTAAAGTCCTGCCAGTAATCGCTATCATTCCATCAATAACATAATGGGATAGTTCGCCAGCAGACCCGTAAAGAGAAAGATTAGATGAATTTGACCCGAACTCTTGTGCAAGAATACAATGTTTTATTGACTTAGCCGCGTTAGCGGTATTGTTTTGGGTATAAATTGAATGTCCGTGTCCTCTATCGGTGGAGAGCCAACCATTGTTGAATATCACACACCCGTATAGCTCTGCTCCGCTTGACGCAGCCCACCAACCGATACCGTCACCAACCTGGTCATAAACAATCCAGTTGATTAACTTAACCCCAACGCCAGTAAAGACGATATTTCCCTTATCAAGAGTTACCGGATTAGACCCCTCCTCGTCAGACCACCTCCCAACGCCAGTTTGTGTCTTTTCAATGTTATACCAGTGAGTGTATGAGCCATCAATCGCCAACGAACCATCAATAATTACCCTTTCACCCGGATACGGTTTTATTAGGATTGGACTGGCAAGAGTTCCATTCAAATTACAGGTGAAATCTCCGGTATAAGTACCGCCTCTTAAATACAACGTACAACCTGGCGGAACTGCATTAACAGCTAATGCAGTTGCCAAATCCCACGGACTATTGAGTGAACCATCACCTCTTGTCATTAGCCTGCACTCGCATAATAAATGCCTTCGTAACCCGGCGTGTCCCCGGGGTCTAAGGGTTTGCTAATGCCGCCATTGCCGCGTGAACTTGTGGTTGATATGCGCTGATGTCAATATTCCAAATTGCGATAGCTTGTATTTTCGATACTGAAAATGAAACCGGAGTTGCAGCTCCGTTTGCACCTATCCAAATAGGTCGGGTATTTGAAGCAGAACCCGCTGGAATTGTCCCTTCAAGGGTTGTTTCTCGGTACGCATTTGCGCCGCACATCATCAGTATTCCAGAAGCCTTTGTGGGTGATTTGATGAGTAAGGTGACACTAGAATAATAAACGTTATACGCAAGATAAAAGTCATTTGCGCCGGGACTATCAATTCCCGCCAATATCCCATTCGCATCCGTATATCGAATCGCCATTGACCACGTTTGATTATTTACGGGTACGATGCCGCTGCCTAAGTATTGTGAAATACCGTCAAAAGCCCATCCGTATGAAGCATCAAATGTGGGAGCAGAAGCAGTTGTTAAGTCGTAAGTTCCTGGATTCGCAAGGTTAACATAACTTGCGGCTATATTCCCTGTCCCCAATGCCTTGTATGCCCCAATACAATTAGCGGCAGGAATGCCGCCAGCCCTATACCACGGGAGGGCAATAGCCGCCCTCTTCCCTGCAATTATCGGTATAAAAAATCTAGATATGTCCATACGCACCCCAATAAAATTCTAATTTCATTAAGTTCTCCTCAATGAAACTAAAGCAGGTCGATATGAAATAATATCGCCTGATCAGCAGTTGCCTGCGCCACAGCAGAAGCACTTGTGCCCAAACGGGCTTTTACAAAACCCCAGGGCAAAAACACCTTTGGATCTACGATGTAACTTCTGGCGGCAGTCGTAACCGTCACAGATACTTCGGCGCTGCTGTCATCGTATAGAGAATAGTAGTTGGTGCCATCGGTGGATACCAAGAATGTCATCGCCGTTCCAGTAATTTTACTGCCACTAATAGTCACACCCATCAGCGTTGAATTATTTAATGTTATAGCCTCACTAGTAGTTTGTCCAACCACAAACGATGACGCGATTGTTTTTCTTTGAGCCATTTTATGTTCCTCCTTATTTATTGTTGAATCGGGATACTCCTTTCAACAAAAAAAGGAGATTCCTCTAAACTTCCTCATCGCTATCAACCTTCATTTCATTTCGCAGATCCGTTGAAAGTTTAAACGCAACATATTCTGTCGCAGGTATTTGAATTTCTTCAGCTACGCCTTTTACACCCCTAGTGGGTTTCTTGCCCTGATGTGCGGCAATAGCGACGTAATTAAGTTGTCCAAATCCCCTGACAGCAATTTTTACTCTGTTCCTAATTGCATCTCTAAATATTGATATCAGCGTATTAAAAAATAATTCCGTATCTTTAATCGTATATCCACATCTATGTGCTAATTCTGCTATTAATTCATCTTTATTCATATTGTCATCCTTTTTATATAATTATTGTATTATATACCAATATATGCAAATTTGCTGGCAACTACGATAATTTTTTCTTTTTATAAGTTTTTTTAATATATTCCCTATCTATTTCTTTTTTCTTTTCTTTCCAGCAGTCTCCGCAATACTTTCTGCTATTATGATCTTTCTCAATTTCTTTTCCGCATCCCAAACATACTAGATATGGGGGATAGAAATCAATCATATTGTCCCTGCTACTAATAACTGCAAAAACGTCTTCTGGCTGGCAGGCGTTATCCGCATAAAGAACCTCAAGCCAACCGTCCTTACTGGGATTATTGACATCAGAAAGCAGATATCCCTTGTCTATCAAATCATAAACTATCGATTCCTGCTCTTGCCGATTGGCATAAACTTTTGCAAGCGAAAGATAAGGAGACAAAACGGCGTTGACAGAAAACCTTGTACTCCAATATTCGCTGTCTTTATTTTTATGCCAGATGTCGCTGCTTTGCTTGTAAAATTTTGAGCAAACTAAAATCACAAACAGTATTTTTTCTACGCGATAATTACTAACGCGCTTAATACAATCAATTTCATGCTTGGTTATAAAGATATCGCTGGGAATACTCAGCGCGCTTTGTTTTGATTTCTTGATAGCCGTATCTATGGAATTGCCAAAAATAATTTCATTATATTCGGGATTATATTTGTAGCAAAACATATTTAGTTTTTTTCTTATTTGTTCTTCATCTAACTTTTTAAAGAAATAAAATTTTGCCAAAATAATAAGATCCTTACGCGACATAAATTTAACAAAACCATTTGCTAAAAGTTTTTCCGCATACAGCAATTCATCAAATATAGGTATCATAAATAAATTCCTCCTCCCGATATGGGGCTTCCGTATTGACGGGTTTCAAATCGAAATAAGAACCCAGATATTCAATACCTCCAGAAGCGTCCAAAAATGGCGCCATGGGAGTTTCTTGACGGTGCTTCATCACATTGCCTACTACACCCTCGCCAAAAATTTGCCAAACGAACTGCTTGGTGTCGTGGGGATAGTCGACGTAGCAAACCCTAACGGCAAGATTGGCTAATTCAGAAATATCGGCGCTTATAGCATATGCTTCTTCCAGAATGAATTTATTATATTGTTTGAGGTTGCTAAACATCTCTTTGCCGTTTACGTCTTTGATAAAAGCAAAATTGGTTTTTCCGCTCTTATATTTTTTATGCAGGGCTTTAATCTGCTGATATTTGTTGTCATCATATTCTATGGACGAATCTATTAGAATGGCAACAACATCTTCTACGTTTTTGTTTTTTACCTTCTTTTTAATTTCTTTTACTTCTGATTCCAAAAAACGACAGGCTTTATTGGCAATACAATCGGTTTCAATAATGGGACTGAATTTATAATATTGTTCGGCAATTGATATCTCTTCTGCGGATAGACGATGAGAAAGATTATGGTAATCATACAATACGGTTTCCAGAGATTTACCAAATGTTCTGGCACAGTGATTATGGTATTTACGATTATATCGGCTATATTTCTTATTCAATCTTGGATATAGATGTCTCATAAAATAAGGACGTTTATCTATGATCAATCTGTTGTTTAATTCCGCTCGTTGTCGCTCCTCGGCGTTCATTTCAGCGGAGATTTTCGTCCATCTAGTCCAATGTTTTGGCATCTTTTTGGTGTTGTCGTTCTTAGCCGCATCTATTGCCTGACCCTGATAGAACCGACAGAGTTTGAGCCTTTTAATCAGTTCCTTATACTCGACAGAATCTTGCGGATATGACTTCAGCATGGCATCCATAGTTGTGGAGGTATTGGTAATAATTCCTATGGGACTGTCAAAGCTCTTAATATCTGCTAGGTACAACTCATCTTCCTCGATAACGGATTTAGGAGCAACACCTTTATCGTAGGTAATCGGCAAGCCACCATAAGTACCTTTCAGCACAACGGAATTATCTGTTGTCATCGTGAGGTCGCCATCGAAGTCGCTGTCTGCTTGCAACATCGTATCTAACCCAAAGATGTTGTATATGATCCCGCTGCCGATATATTGATACCAGAAGCGTTGATCGTCGCTGTTTTGCAGATTAAGGACATTGACTTCGCTACGCCAAGTCAGAGGCGCTCTCATAGCCGCCACCTTGGAGACGCCTTTGCGATTCCAGTAGTTGCTATAATGTTCGCCCCTCTTAAGTAATCCCTTGGGGACTTTGCCAAAGCAGTGTTCCATCAGCGCATAGGGATCTGCAATCATAGTCGAGTAGTTGCCGTCTAATACCAGGTTGCCAATATAAGCCTCTCTAATTTTTTTATTGAGGCTGTGAATAACGTGATTCTGTATATAGGGATCTGCTATCAATTGGTTATTTAGCAGTAACGACTTCGTAATGGGATCGCTTATCTTCTCCAGCAACAGGGGGTCGTAATCATCATATGCGAGTTTACCCAAGAGATACAATAGCGTATATGAAATATCAAGCCCCATGGTTTTACCGATGTAATCAATGGTTTTCTGACACAGGAATTTTATTTCGGCGTCACCAATATCGAGATTCTGAATAAATTGGTAATTGCTGAAAACGTAGTCGTAATCTTTACGGGGCGCGTATCTACTAATTCCCCAGTTCATATTATTGGCTTTGCACTTACTGACGTATTCTCCGACGCTGTTGTAAAACGGAGCGCCCTTAAACATGGACTTAGTAAGTATCAAGTCCATATCTCTGATATTTACCGCGTTGCCATACATATCCGTTATCAGGTGTTCGCCCAGTTTTTCGCTGTATCTATGGAAGTCCATGGTGGCAACCATGCCCTTCATAAAAGCGTTTCTAATGATAAACGAAGACGGTACGTAATCCAGTTCCAACTCCTCTGCCCACCTACGAGCGTGTTCAACAGAAATCAAACCCTGCCCATCGAAGGCGTTAAACTCCAAAGGCATCCGTCTTTCCTCGATATAATCTTCTGTAGGCGTTTCTACAACGTAGTCCACCGTTTCTTCCCTTGTGGTGATGTAATCCGGAATAACTGTAAAATACGGCGTACTTACTTTTATGGTGCCACTGAAATTCAGGGCGAAATAGGCATTGTATTTATTGGGACTAACCGCTACGCTTTCGTCTATGCCGTTTTTCAACACCGTCTTTAATTCCATCTCAATATCCGCACTACAAAAGATGACGGTATTCCTGCGGCTGTGTCCGGCGCCACACATAAACCGTACAAATTTCTTGCCATTGACTACGAATGAATTACTGATTATTTTTTTATAATGCTTCCGATCTTCTACAGATAGGCTAATGATTTCCGGTACAAATAGGATCTGATTTAACCGGTTTTCAATTTCTACTATTCTTTCAATATTTTTACCGCTGGATTTCCTACCTTTTAATTTTCTTTTTTCAGCCAGTAGACCTGCTATTTCCAGGGGGTCGTAATTTCGGTGTTGCAGGTCAAACAATGTTCTTATGGCTTGATTCTCAGCAACCGATATAAGTTCTCCGTTTTTTCTCGCCTGATTAATGGTGACATCAATATTATAATTACTACGGATTACACGGCTACTGGATAGGTGTAAGATATAAAAGGATTGAATTTTGCTCAATGATGTCTGGTAATCCTTTCTTTAGGATGTATTAATTACATATTATATTTCATCGCTATCTGAATATTCACTATACCGACAATCTAATGCGTTTTCAGTATACCTGTAGTAACTCATCTCGTTCCAATGATATTCTTTATTTTCTTTATCAAAATTATAGATTATGTTGAAATCGCTGATATAAAATCTACAGGGTTGCAAGTCGTTGCTATCACATTCACATTTGTCGAAATGCAAGCAGTCTCCGCAAATTCTCCTTTCTGTGTTATTCTGTTGTTCGTTATAATCTTTATCTTTGTATGCCATGTTGTTATGTTATTATTACACCTCCTCGCTTTCAAATTCAACTCCTGCGCAGAAACTCTCGGATTCTATGATTGCTATAAATTTATCCAGGGTTTCCACCAGGGACGTGCTTTTAAATATATTTCTGTAGCCACCGATATGAATTTCATCAATAACATATCCCTGCCATTCTAAAAGGGGATTGCCGCTGTTGATTTCTGTAAAGGATAGTATGTATCTGCCCATCCAATTTATTACGGCGTTGTTGTCAAATATTCTATTTAGTTTGTCTTTCATAACCTCTTATTTAAACCTCTTTCTGAAATAACTTCTATTTTTACTGGGAATCCAGCCAGTGTTGACGTTATATCCGACATTCCCATTTACTAATTTTACGATTATTAGTATTACAATGAATAATACGATTTCCACAGTTATTCTCCTCTGGGCTTATTGCCCTATATAATTACTACAATATTACCACACATATCATTATTTGTCAAGGGTAAATAGAAAACTCATTTTACCGTAGCCCTTGACAGATTTGAGGTTATGTGGTATAGTTGTCGTAGTTGTAAATTGGGCTAGGCTGTACTTGATCAGTACGGCGACAAAGGGTATCTCTCTCGTATCCCGCCCAATCTAAATTCTAACGAGAGGAATCAGGAGCAGGAGGAGAGAAGGAATTTGCAAAAAAAATATATCTCAGATGTTATCACAACAAAAGAAATAAAAAAATGGCAACCAGGTAATCGCATTCTTGTATGCTCTCAAACCGGTAGCGGTAAAAGCGAGGTCATCAAGACGGGATTATATGACTACGCCAAGACCATGGGTAAAAAAATATTATTAATGAGTAATCGCAATCTTCTCAAGAACCAGAATATCGTAGATATCGGCAGTAAAAAAGATGTGATAAAGGTTCACAACTACCAGGAATATGAATCTCGTATTCTCGGCGGATTAGATATTGACGAATTGTTCCGTCCTTTTGATTACGTTGTATATGATGAGAGCCATTATTTTTTCAGCGATTCGCAATTCAACAGAAATACAGATCTACTCATCAGTCCCATTAAAGCAACTCCTGCCGACAAAATATTTATTTTTATGACGGCTACTCCAGATGCACTACTTGATTATCAATCTGATTATGACTATGTGTATAACCTGCCCCAAGACTATTCTTATATAGATAATATATATTTTTATAATATGAATGAAAAATCATCGGTGGTAGAAGCCATTATTCAAAATGCCCCCCAAGAAGATAAAATACTATACTTTGGCAGTAACGCCGAAGACATATGGAGGTTGTCTACACACTTCCCTAATGACGCCGCATTTATTTGTAGCAGTAGCAACAAAATGGCAGATAAGTCCAGCGCAGAGGCTATTGCCGATATTGTAAATCACGCCAGGTTCAGTCCTAGAATTTTATTCAGTACCAAGGTATTAGATAATGGTGTTAATTTAAAAGATGAGAATTTAAAGCACGTTATTATAGATATATCAGATCCCATATCCTTTATTCAAACCATGGGAAGAAAAAGATGCTTATCCGCTAAAGAAAGAATTACGTTGTATGTTAGAAATTATCACAAAGGCATGTTGTTCTATATCATCAAAGGGCTACGTACTAAAATAAAGATGGTGGAAGATTACAACAAATTACTGCCAATAGATTTTAGAAATAAATATAGTCTAAGAGATAGCGATAATCTATTTGATGACAATTATAATTTGAACCATAGCAGATATCAGCATTATCTTACTCAAAAACGACTGTTGGAAACAATGTTTTATGACGACGGTAAAAACGGCTATAAAAATTATATCTGCAAGTTATTAAATTTTCCCGTAGAAAACACCAGAGATGCCAACAAGGATTTTGAACGCATATCAATTAAAGACCTGATGGAAAAATATTTGGGCGTTAAGATGTTCAAGGACGATCAGGAAAAATTTAAGCTGTTGTTTTTTGATAAAATATTTACTCCGAAAAAAACCGAATACATAGCCAGAGGAATAAAGGCAGCTAATGGCATCCTGGAGGAAGATGGGCTTGATTACAAAATATATAGTAGGCAAGAATTTAAAAACATCAACAAAAATAAAACCTATTGGATAGTAGAAAAACAGATATAAGGAGAGCAGCGGATGTCACTAACAAATGTGCTTAAAAAATATGTGGGACAGAAATTATTTGCTGAGGAGCAGGCAGAATTTAAACAGGAATTTTTTAAAGAGTTGTTTGATCCCTATGGTGTTGTAAATTACAAAAAGAGAAGCACTATATTTATAAACGCTGTTTTGGAAGAAGATAACCTTCCATTTATTTTTGCCGTTGAAAAAGAGACTTTGGAAGGCAGTAATTACGGCAGGACATATTGGCTACTGGTGGAACTATAAATGTAGTCCACACTTGCTTAAGTCGGTTTAATCACATAGGTATTGATTAAGTGTAGTTAAGCAAGTTTTTTTAAATTTATATATATGTAAAATAGGGGTAGTACCTGTTGTTCCAG